GTATCTTGACCAAGTAATAATCCACCTTTGGTTTTCTCAGGCATTTTAAATGGTAGAACTAATATTCTCCATCCAGTTGGTTTGGGTAATTTATCTGATTCTTTAGTTTTTAAACGTTCGTAATCGTCTATTTCTTTTTGATTTTCTTTTTTGTAGTATTTTAAAAACCTGTTCTTTCTCTTCATCACTCATAATCGGCACAACTCCAAAATAATTTTTTATATCTGAAGGCCTAACTTCTAACACTTCGTCATCGTTAGAAATACCAGAGTATAATAAATACATACCGCTTTTATCATCTTGAAACCCTATAGCTTCGTCGTTTACATAAGACTTAGCATTTTTTAAAGAGCCAGTGTAAGTAGCGTCTGTGTTAATATTTTGTGGGTTTGAAAACAAATCTATAAGCTCTCCGTGACCAACAGCTATTTGATCTCTAAAATCTTTAAGTTTTTTTGACTTAAATTTCATTTGGTCTAAATTTTCTTCAGTAGTGTTGGCAGCGTTTTCTCTAAGGTTTCCGTGAAAAAACCCAGCAGCTTTTTCACCACCAGTGTAGACACCAACGTCTTCAGTCATTTTTTTAATGTCTTTTAACAACTGATTATTAACTTCTTTTTCAGTTGAAAAAAGCTTCATTATATTGCCTGCCTGTTGTATTTCTATTTGAGCTTGCCCAGCATAAAACTTAGACATGTTTAATGTCTTTGGTATTGCTGCTGCTGCCCCTGCTACTAGTGTTTTATCTGCTCTCATATTATTCTAAGTCTTTTAAAAATTTTTGTACTGGCTTACTAGAAAAAGCGCTTAGCATTGTTTGGTTTGCACTTGTTCTTAGTTGATTTCCAGCTAAATTAGCGGACATTTGATTTGCTTGCGCTTGCCCCATGTTTGCAGCTGCTACGCCGGTCATAGCTTGTTGCATACCTAATAATGTTGCTGTTTGGCTAGCCTCCATATTTTGAACCATAGCCTCACCTTTTCTTTCTGCTAATTGTATAGATAAATTGCTTTTTGCAGCAGCTAATCTATTTGCACCTTCTTGTTTTGCTATATCAGCTGATATTTTTTGATTTGCAAGCATATTTTGATTTGCTAAAGTTTGCGCTAAACCAGCTATACCACTAGCACCAGCAGCATCTCTTAGGGTAGATAATATATTAGCTTGAGCTTGCTCAGCTCTTCTTGATAAAAACTCAGCTTGCTCAGTATTAACTGTTAAATCTTCAAAAGGATTTTCTATATTATCAAAAGGATTTACAAAAACTTGAGATCGATACTTGTCTCTTTCAATATTCAAAAGCTTTTCTTGTTCTTCAAATAACTTTTTGTTTTCTTCAAATTGCTCTCTTGACATACGCTCCATAGAACGAGCAGATCTTCTTTGAGATCTTG